GTGATGTTTGTTGTAACTGGAGCTTTCTTCTCTGTTGAGAAATAGTTTTCCTTGATGATAGAAAGCTTCTTTGCATAAACTTCTACATCACCGTCAAAATCAATGCCCTCGGCAAGAGCCTTGAATTTTTCCTGCTGTGTAAGAGCTAGATCAGAAAGATATGACTCAAATACTTCTTTCTTTTCGGCTTCTACAAGAGCACTAACAATCTGCTTGTTTTCAGTGATCTGTTCGTCAAGCTTTGTTTCGAGCTCTTCTACCTTAGCAGCAAGAGATTCGATAACATTGATTTTCTCTTCAGGAACACTGATATAGTGCTGTTCGAATACGTTCTTTAGGTTGTCGATGAATTCTTCCATAACTTCATTACGGAGTGTTGACTCGATTGCTACTGCATTTTCTTTCATCCAGTTCTCAACAACATAATCGAGATATGTATCAACCTTAGATGTTAGTTCTTCGTTGATTTCAGCAACAGCTTCTGTTAGCTTTTCTTCAAATTCTTCTTCAAGACGAGCCTGTTCTACCATCAAACGAGCGCTGATAGCTGCTTCGAAAATTGTAGAGGCTTTTTCCTTGAACTCTTCTGAAAGATCCTGGCCAGCGAACATCTCTTCAACGTCTTCCTTAACGCCAAGTTTTGGCATTGGCATACGGGTTTTTGGACCAGTTGAGTGAGAAGCATGCGAAGGATGCATGTCGATTGATGACTGGTTTGCACCTGACTTATCGCTTACACCATGTTCCTTGCCTGGACCAAACTGTGAAAGTACTTCGGCAAATTTATTGAGATCATCCTTTGACATTTCAGCCATTGAACCGATCAATGACTTTAGAGTTTCGATGCGTGACTTTGGATCATCAACTGGGTGTGAAGCGGGATGAAGAGAATCTTGTGCAAGAGTTCCTTCCTCGATGGCTTCAACTTTTTCTACTTTATTTTTCATTTAAGGTCTCCCTTTTGGAATTTATAATTATTTATATTTTTTTGAATTTAATGTTAGAGAACTGATGTAATTCTCAAATACAGCCATCTTTGATTCTTCAATTTGATCCATTGACATTTTTCTAATGGCTTTCTTGACATTTTCCAGTTTCTCTTCGTGCCACGTATCTTTTACTGGATCATAGAGCCACTCTACGTTCTCCATAACACCCTTGACGAAAGCATCTGGTGCTGATGGATCAGCAACGATATCTGCAGCTGTGGCTAGGCGAAAGTCTGGGCCAACTACCATCACACCATCTTTATTTGGTGTGAGAGATCCCATACCACGTGAAGACACACCTAAATTAGCACCTGACTTTAGAAGACCTCTGGCGATGTTACCCATTGGTGTTTCAGTAAGTTTTGCCTTACCAACAAAGTTATCACCATCGCGCTTTAGTTCTGTGATGATATGAGAAACGCGATCAAGATTAATCTGTGGGCCAGCAGGGTGACCTAGCTCACCATAACCTCTGTTATTCTTAACAACTTCTGTCATGTAGCGATTGACTTCTGACTCCATTATTTCTAATGGATACATGCGACCGTTTCTGTTCTTGCGATTTGCCTGAAGGAAGATACCCTCGATGAAGTAGTGCTTATCGCCACTCTCGGTGGCTTCTGAAATAAACTTTACTTCTTCTACTTCTTCTCTAATGAGCTTCATCTTCTTATCCTTATGGGGTTGTTTGGGCGACCCAAGCGCCACCGTAGTACCAATAGATTCTTGCACCAGCAGTGCCATCGGTACGAATATACATTGAACCGGCGACTGGTGTTCCTGTTGCACCTGTTGAAGCGCCATTTACTTTGGTTGTGCTTGGTACACCAGTTGATGATACAATTGTAGGTGGTGTTGCAGCAGAGTTAGCTGTCGCAAATGCCGATGCTGGTTGTCCTGAGGATGCCTTAACTGTCATACGCCAAATCCTGGAGTTACATAAATTTGTGATGTACCAGATGCAGTAATTGCAGTGAAGTATGAGTTAGTTGGGAATGAGAAAATCTCAAGTGTACCTGGGAGAACAGGAATACCTGTTGCTGATGTCGTAACTACGTTTGCATTTGTATTTGCTACAGTAGCATTAGCACCAACACCCAAGAAAATAAGAACTGAACCAGAGTTAAATACGCGGTACTGACAATAAGAGTTATACCCAGTGTTTGGTGACTGTGTATATGTGCACTGTACAGCAGTTGGAGCTGCTGTATTTGCTAGAAAAGTAATTGTGTTACCAGTTGGTAAAAATGCACCTGCGTTTGGAGATGTATATGCCATTAGACATTTACTCCTGTATTAACGTCGACATTCATATTTGGGAATGTCATCGGAGTGTCCATAGTTTCTTTTTCCTCTGGCTCGTGTTCGCTGTACATCATGTAGTCATGCACGGCACCAATCATCTCTTTTGACTGAGCGATCTTAGCTTGTACCCATGGTTCGATGTGGTGATCAGCTGGCATATTAGCTAGAAGGTGCATTACCTTGTTAGCGATAGCCTTTAGTTCTGTGCGAACCATCTCAATCTCTGACTCTGTGTCATCTGTTTTATTCTTAGCAATATCAGTTGAACCGAGAAGAGGCTGTACAGCCCATTCCTTGACTTCTTTTCTTGACTTTTCCTTGTGCATAGAGTAATATGCGCCTAGAGCCATACGCTTACGCTCTTCCTTTGACTTACCAGCGAACTTTGGATTTTTTGAATGCACAAAGTCAGAGATCACTTCACCAGCTGGTGTTTTCTTTGTGATTACTTCATCAATAGCTTCTTCCTTGTGCATCTTCTTAAGAGTCATAGCAAGACGTGCACGTTGACCAAGTTTACCACCCTTATCGGCTGCAGCCTTTAACTTACCAGCAGGAATCTTTTCATCTTCTGGAACGCCAAGTTGCTTATGAAGTGCACCTGGCTTCTTAATTGCCTTTTGAATCCATTTGTCTTCTTTAATTGGCTTCATTGAAGAGCATTCATTCATGCCGTGGACTGGGCACATCTTGCCCTCTACGGTCATGTTGCACTTTGCTTCTTCAGATTCTTTTGCTTCCTTCACAGGTACAAAGTAGTCCTTCTTTGACTTTTCCTGTGTGTTACCAAGACGCTGGTTCTTCATATCATCTAGTGAGTACTTGGTACCACCATGTCTCTGATCATCAGTGGCTTGTGGGTCATCCCACTTTTCTACCGAATGCTTGGCTACAAATTCGTCCTCATCACCAGCCTTTGGAGCATAATCCACGCCTGGGTCCTTACCTGTAGAACCAGCAGTTGTCTGCGATGCGTGTACACCCTTGATTCTATCATGGGCCTGTTTTAAAATATCTTTAAGCGACTGTGTCATCTTCTGGTTCCTCTTGATCTGTTGGTTCAAGTTCAGATTCTTCTTCATTAGTGAATATATTTTGCGCTACTTCGATTTTCTTAGCGTCAATTGCAGCAGTCAATCTTGAAGCCATAAGATCATTGAAAGAATTCTGAAACTCTATCGGCTTCTGATCATAAGCATAAGCAATTAAATCTTGAACTTGTACATCATCCATTTTTTATCTCCAATTATTTATTCTTAGCTAATATTTGAGCTGCTGACTTTAGTTTTGCCTCATCTGAAAGTGATCTGTTTTTTTTCTTACTTAGGATATCGTAGTCAGCTTTCGCTCGTTGAATCTTTTTGTTTTTTTCATCTGTTTCCGGTGTTGCATCGGTGTCTTCATCACTTGCTAATGGCTGCATTTCAGTCTCACCTTCTGGTGGCTCCTGCTGTTCCATTTCTTGATTCTGAAGTATCTGCTGATTTACCCATCTTGGATCGCCAGAATTGTTTTCTTCTTCAATTTGTTCATCCATCTCTTCAATGTCAGTATCTGATTGCTGAAGGATGTTCTTGCGAAGCCACTCATTCGAATAATATTTGCCAACCATATCCTGTAGATTGCGGGCAAGATTGATACGATTTTCGATAATCTCACCGTCCTTTAGTTCACTGAAGTAGTTATCCTTAGAGAACTCATACTTGAAATTCGGTGAAATGTTTTCAAAGTCCTCGATCGTCATAACTCCCTTGAGAATCAACTGTTTCTCAAGCATTTTGGTAAATAACATAGCAAACTTATCACGAAGTCTTGAAATAAAACGAGAAAACTTCAATTCATCACGAGTGACTTCTGTTGCTCTACCAAGAGAGAACAATGCATCTGAGTTGAGACGATTGACAGGTACATTCAATGTCTGTAGAAATTTTTTCTGGAAATACAACACATCATCCATCTGACCTAGTGTCTGGCCGCCAGGCAAAGTAGTAACTTCTGTGCCCTTACCACCATCGCGACGGGGAAGCCAGTAGTCCTCCAACATCGTCATAAACTTGCGATCATCTCTAACGTTGCCAGTGTCAGCATCATAAATCAAACGATTCTTATGTTTTACCATTACATCTCTAACATACTGTTCTGCCTTTAGTTTTGGCAAATTACCAGTATCGATATACCAAATACGTCTTTCTGGAGCTCTTGCGAGGCGATAGATAACAAGAGCATCTTCAAGAGTACGCATCTGATTCAATGCCTTGATAGCCTTATGTAGATATGATAGTACCATCGTACCATTTGTATCTGTCAATCCAGATGTAATGTGAAGAATTGAATCCTTAGCAATTCTAAGACCAGTGGTTGTTGGACCTACTGTCTTGTTACCGTAATTGAACCCCTTGTCGTTGTAAATATAATACTCATTCTGGGTTTTTATCATCGTGGCTTCATTTGTCTCGCCACCACGAACACGCTTCTTAGCGACTTCTCTAACCTTACGAATCTTGCGAGGGTCGATGTAGCGAACTTCTTTGATACCAGCCTTGATGTCTTTTGGATCAATGATGACGTGATAGTAAAGGCGACCATCAACATACCAACGGCGATAAATCTCATAGGCATGGCGATTGAAGTCGAGAATGTTCAATATATTTTCAAACTCGTCACGAATTGCTTTCTTAATATTTTCTTTATTTTCTAACTGATCTAAATTGATCTTGACTATGTATTTTTCATCGATAGCCATTGTTTCATTGACAATTTCGTCGATGGCAGCATCGCATTCTGGCTGCAATGACATCTCTCGATATTTTGTTACTAACTCGGCTTCTGTTCGTACAGTACCATCAAGATCAACGTAAGTTCCAAAAGAACCACCTGCAGCAACGACTACTGCACCATCTTCTGTTTCTCTTGGAGCAAAAGATGGTTGTGGGTCTACTTGTACCTTACGTTTGAATTCAAAACCGAATAATTCCATTTTTATTCCTTCAAGTAAAAGAGGGGAAGATAGATCCCCTCTTCGTCAATAATATATTACTTATTAACCAGCTACTGGAGTTGTGGCTTGAGCGTAGTAATTATTGTTAATCTCTGAGCCAGAAGTTGGTAGCCAGTAATCATATGCAAACGTTACACCGAACGTTTCAATTTGACTCTGTGTTTCCCAACTTAAATCGATAGCGTCTACTGTTGAAGGATAAGCGCCAATAACATCATACGAACGAATTACATTACCATCTTTTGAATACTGTCTAACAGTCATTGTCGCCTTATAAACATCTTCTGATTCATATTGTTGACGCTGATTAGCCTCAAGACTGTTTAGAGCATTTGACCACTTTTCGAACATAGAACGAACGAGGAAGTCTTCGTCGTTCAACACAGTTACTGTCCAGTCAGCGAAAGTACGATCGCCGGCTAGCTTGATCATACGACCAAAATAGCCTACTTCGATTGTACCAATCGTAGCTGCTGGTAGTTGCGCTCCACGACAAGTGAAGCGAAACTTAGTGTCGGATCCAGAATCAGCGGCAACGAATGTTGGGATCGTTAGATACACTTCGAAAAGCGAAGGACGAGCGCCACCATATGTTAATCCCTGACCCTTAAAATTAGTGATATTAAAACCTGATGCCATTTTTATTCTCCTATTGCCTTTATTTATTTATTAAAATTTACCAACAACTTCGGAGAACTGTACACCAGTAGCAACAGCAATGAAGTTCAACTGGATGAAGTTGATCGAACGTGCTGGCTTGATATAAATGTCACCAACGAACTGATTAGAATCAACAACTTGTGGTGTATTGTTTGTTCCATCGCAGACAACAAGGAAGTCAGTTATACCACGCTGCCCTTGAACTTGTCTCAAATATGGAACAACGAGGTTCTTAAACTGAGCTTGAGTAAAGGCATCGTTGAACTCGAACAATGAATACTTTGCTGCAGTTGAAATTGCCTTTTCAAGAACAATAAACAATCTACGTACATTGATTCTATCGAATGCAGATGGTTTAGTCTGCATCGTCTTATCACCATATAGTACAGTTCCTTCTCCGGCTATTGTAATAACAGGATTGACACCATTAGAATAAAGAAGATCACGAGCGGCTTGTTTTGGATTATACTGCATTCTTATTACATTTTTTAAGAATCCACGGTTCAGACCAGCTGGAGACCACCATGGCGCTCTAATCGAATCAGTATAAGCACAGAGACCAGCAACATCACCGTTAGTTGGAATATAACGGTATACGTTATTATAACGATCATACTGATACTTGTAACCAGAATCCATTACAGCATATGAACTGTCGGTTAGTGTATTTCTCCAAGCAACAAGAGCTACTGCTTCATTTCCTTGGTTACCAGCAATGATGTTGTAATCAGGAGTGATGAAGGCGACGCAATCCTTACGAACTTGTGCGATATTCTGTGTTATATAAGCAGCCAGCTGGAAATTGTTAGCTACAAACCCGTTTGAGAGAGTTGTGCCACCAGTAGGATGACCCTGAAGTAGTAAATCAACGCCAATGTTTTCTGGTGAGCTGAAAAGATCATAACCAGAAGTTATTGTTGCCAAAGAAGCATTTGCTTCCGATGCACCGTCCTGACCTTCAATAAATGATAGGTAAAGTGGCTCATAGTTGGTTGAATTTACAAGGTTTACTGTTGTATTTGAAGGTGCATTTGAGCGATCGCCGACAACCCAAATATAATTTGAATTGTTGTTGATCTGTGTTCTATAGTAGTTTGCTACGCCACCAATCGTCTTATTGTCTGTTGCTCTTGATACATTAACGTATGTCTCAAGAACTGATCCAGGTACACCAGTGAAAGCGCCGCCAGCATCAACTACAACAACATGCATTGTGTCAAGAACAGCAGCGTTACCAAACTGAGCCTGGTAGGTAGACTGAACAGGAGCAGCACCAGTTACGTTAAAGAATTCCCAATAACGAGTGATTGTTGGATTAACTGATGTGTTTGTCTGGAAAGGTGTCGCTAGAGCATAATTTTGACTGAAGTTAACAGTGAACACGCCAGCTGATACTGTACTGATGTTTGCAACTGGTAGGTACTGTGTACCAATAGAAGAGTTACCAACATACAAATAATCACCAACCATCATCGATGTGGAAAGTGTATTAGCATAAGTGTTAGCACCAGAAGTGTTCGAAGAAGCGGATGTTACAGTGAACGTAGCTGTATTGCCACCAATTGAAATCGCGCAGTTTACGCTAAAGTCATTGGCTGTACCACCAAACATGTTTAATGTTGAGCTGAATGAATTTGCCGTATCGCAAACAGAAATCTGAAGCGAATTACCAATTGCTCCTGGATATCTTGCAATAGCATATGCAGAAAGGTCAAATGATGTTCTAGTAGAGAAATCGATTGGGTTTCTGATAGCACAGTTAGCAATATTTGGTATAGATGTAACGTTAGCAACAGCATTAAAAGCAGAGTTTGCTCCAGCATTCGTTGTGTTAGCAGTACGAACAACATAAAGAGCATTCGTATAAGCTAGGAAGTTGGCAGCTGTAAACCATGTTTCAGCGTTGTTTGAATTTGGCTTACCAAATGTACTGACCAGAGTTGTTTCTGTATCAACGAGAATAGGCTCTCCTACTGGACCCCAATTGAAAATACCTGCAATAGCGCCTACCGAAGTGGCAACTGAAGGTACAATGGTTGTAAGATCATATTCGGTAACATTTACGCCAGGGCTTAGTAATGTTGGCATTGTTTTTTCCTCCCATGGAAAGGTATATAATTTTCTATTTTTATTTATAAAATCTCATACTTCATTAAAAAGCCAATTATTACTAGCTGGAGCCTCTAATTCATCAATATATTCATTCCTTCCGTCATCTACAAAACCAAATGGACCCATTTCGTTCATTATATCTTCTTCAGTTTTTTCGCGAAGTTTATTTAATGTATTTATGTCTGTGTATTCTTTAAAATATTGTTGGTCTGATAGCCATGCGAACAGAACCAGAGGCATAACTGTATCATCGTGTTTGCCTTCTTCAGCCTCATAGCTATTGTTTTTACGAGAAAATGTTGATAATTCTTCTATAGTATGAAAGTCATTTATTATCAGCTGATGCTGTTCTATTAACAATTTTAGTATTGAACATCCAGTCGCCTTAACTTGTTTGGTTGTCCTGATACCCTTATCGACATTTGTCCCTTTGAATCCAGAACTTATTCGTTTACCAGCTCTGCCAGCACTTTCTGTAAATAACACATTTTCATATTCAAAGTCATAATGAAGCGAACTACTAACTTGTTCACCGATGTCATTTAT